CGGCACCGCGCCATATTTCAAAATTTCCTGTGTTCTTTTGATCCGGCCAGAACCAAGAAGCTGACTGTTCACAAAGGCGCGGTCCTGAACCCTGCCGGTTTTGGCGTTTTTTATTTGCGCGCGCCCAACCCGCGCAAATAACAGCAAATGGCCTTCGCGGGTTTTCTGAACAAAGGTGTCGTGCAACTGGTCGATTGTATAAATGACCTTACCGCCACGCTTGCCGCCCTTGCGGTTGAAGTTCGTCGGAATGGTCAGGTAGCGCCCGTTTTTGGCACGAACAATTGTGCCGGTATCAAGCGCCCAGATCGCGCCGCGTGTGCGCTCTCCGCCTTTCGGATAGACAAACGCAAATGAGTCAGTCGGTCCACCGCGCCCCTGATAAACCCGAACCTTCCACACATTGCCAAGTTTGCCTAAACCAGCCCCCTTCGCATCGCGTTTAAGGTCTGCCTGTAATCCTTTACCAGCTTCGCGCAGCCCCTTGCGGATCGCCCGGCCAGCAACACGCCATTCGTTAGCAACCTGCTTGCGAAGGTCGCCCTTTATCGCCGCTGTTAATCGCATGGGACTGTCCGATAAATTCAGTGATTACAAATGGGCTTCGACAGATAGAATTTTCCCGGTGCCATCCAGCGAAGGCACCCCCTGAACTGTCAAAACATCACCGCCGATTTCCAGCGTGTCGCCTGATTTAATATTCGCCACGTCAGCCTTTTTGATTAAAAACCGGTTGCGTCGCGACGATGTATCCTGCCCGAAAATGGAAACCGTTTCGTCAGGGCGAGACGGAACAATCGCGACGGAAACACCGACACCGGTGCCCCCATCGCGATAAATTGCCATCACAGCAAAACCGTCATCAGGATCAAAAAAACCGGCAAGGTCTTCAGCATCCTCAAACATCGGTTATTCCTTTGGCTGTTCGGTGCCAGTTTCAGTGTCGGACTTGGCGGCTTTTTTCGCAGGTTCTGCCTTGCCCATCGCAATCAGTTCCTTGGCGGTTTTGTCATCGACCGAGGTGGTTTTACCCTGTTCCACGGCCTTGCCCTTGATAAAGGTGCTTCGCAGCATTTTGATCGTCGGCATAGCCTCAATCCTTTTTGTAAATCTGTTAAACGCGAAAGGACCGCCAAAGCGGTCCTTTTCGCACGTGCCGGGCTGGATCAGTCCGGGTTAGCTCGTCAATGCGTCCTGCATAGCTGCAAAGCTTTGAGCGTTACGAGCTGCCACATCAACATCCTGAAAGGCACGAACGATGGTGCCACCGCTGTCCCCGGCGCTATAGGGATCGACCTGAATATCAAGCACACCCCACTCACCAATCAACAGATCGCCCCAGTTGCCAAACAGGATCGCCGAACAGATGCTTGCAGCAGTACCCTTGGTCAGAGTGCTTGGCACCTGATTGCTTGCCCCGGCACGATAACCGTTCAACATCCCGAAACCGGCATCGCCACCGGCACCGTCGCCCCAGATGAACTGGGCGGTGTTCGCAGCTTTTTCGGTGGTTTTTAACTTGCCCCGCACCTTGGCATTGGTCAGATAGGCAAGGTTTCCGATATCGGCATCATCTGCGGCAACTTCGGTTTCCAGGGCAACAATGTCGGCCCAACCCGGTACTGCCCCGTTTGCCCCGCCGATTACTGCCCCGATACCAGAAATATTCAGAATGCCGGTCGGTTCATTATTGATGCCCGCACCGGAAATCGCGGCCTTGTCAATACCAAGGGCAATCGCGGTTGCCAGATCGGAACGCACAAGATTTTCAACATCCGGGCTGGATTGCAACATCAGACGACGGGTGAATTTGGTTTTTGCCGATGCCGTCTTGGGGGACAGCTTGACGCTACCAAATTGCTGATCAGACCCGGTGGTGTCATCATCTTCACCAATCCAGTAGACCGAGGCACCACCCGTCTGTTTGGGGATTTCGAAATCGCCAACCAGACCGGACAGAAGCTTTGCTCCCAGATTGGTGACCATCATCCGTGCCCGCAACATCTCGATAAATGAGCCAGCCATATGAGTGGTGCCAACCAGATCACCACCGGCTGCGGCGGTTCCAGTTGAAAGATCGCGCTTTAGAACGTCATAAGGAACAAAAAAACCGCGTGCTTCACGACCAATCTTGTCGGCAATGGCGTCAGATGCTTCACGCTCAAAACCGGCTTTCGACCAGTCCTGTTTCGCAGCGGCACCCATTGCACGCAAAAGGCTGTAACCTTTCTGCTCCTTTTCACTAAGGCCGATTTCGGTATCCGGTGTACCGGCCCTTTGCAGTTTCTTTTCCTGTTCGGCCAGGACAAGTTTGCGGAATTCATCAACCGGCATGCCTTCGTTTGCGGCCTTTTCAGCAGCATCAAGCATACCGAACCGCTTGCCAGTGGCGAAGATTTCCGAAGTTGCTTCGCGGGCCGATTTTTCCGCCTGCGCGCGGATCGCGCTGGTATCAATCGTATTTGCCTTCGTGGTTGCCGGGGCGGTCTGGGTCTGAATTTCGGGCGGCATATCATTCTCCTTTATGCCAATAACTGGAATGTCGTGAACATTGCGTTCATCGCTGCGTCCCACCCCCACGGTCGTATCTGCGGGAATGGATACAATACTGATTTCAAGCGGCCTCCACGACGTGACGCGATAGGTCGCTACATCGTCCTTTTCTTCCACAAGCCGCAATTCGCTGATTTCGTAACCGACAGAAACGTTGCCGCGAATGTCATCCAGTACATCCTGAAAGATTTCTTCGGCGCGTGCGCTTTTCCCAAAGCGTACAACCGCCCGCCCTTTGCGGTCGGCCCCGATTACGGCATCTTCAATTACTCCGGTCTGATCACGCGTATTGTGGTCGGTCAGAAGCGGTGCATGTCCGGTTTCCAGCCAGGACATATCCACTTCACCCTTGTCGTGACCAAGTATCTCGATACCCCACCAGCGACGGTAGGGTTCCTCCGATGAAAACGACAATTCTACTCGCCGTGTTTTCTCCGAATCTTCCATGCGTACGAGCCGCGCAGTCCGATGCTGTACGCCCAGCTTGATCCGCCCCGCGTCAATTGTCGGTGGCATTGTCACCTCCCCCAGGCACAGGGCCTGTTGATTGCAAGGGATCGCCAAGCCTGACCCCCATTTCGTCAGCCAGTTTCTGCTCGGCGGCTAGCTCTTCAAATACGTCGCGCACGTCGCGCCCCTGTTCTGCGGCAACCCGCGTGCGGCTTATGACACCAAGGTTAATGTCGCGTTCCGCTGCTTTGGAATCCTTGTCGGGGTCCACCCATTTCCAGCGACGCGGGAACCAGACAGGCGCGTTGAATTTGTCGAACTTGCGAAGGGGCAAGGGGATTGAACCTGTCAAAAGTGCTTGTTCAAGAAAGGACGAAAATACCTTGTCGATCAGGCTTTCAACCAGCCACGCTTGAAGGATCATCCATTCGTCTCGTTCATCCTGAACACCGCCACGCATGGATGAAAAATTCACACCCTCCAGATCGCTGGCAATTCCGTTATAGGTAACGCCTAATCCCGACGCCGCGCCGCGTAAAACCGATTTCATAAAGAACGGCATTTCCCCATTGGGGTACGACGGATCAAATTGCTTGAACTCGTACCCGGCTGGCAAAATGTCAAAGTGACCGGGGATCGCTTCATCAATGAAATTACCCTGATCGTCTTTTTCCGTCCCCTCGGGCCCGAAACTCGCCCCTTCTTCGCGCTGTTGATAAAACCCCATTTTTGCCGCACCGGCACGCGCCGCAACAAGGGCTGCTTCCTCGTATCCACCCAACATGCCAAGACGGCGAATCGCAGTGTGAGCCCAAGGTAATCCGCGTGACTGGTCCATATCTTCAGGCACATACAGATGAATAATTTCCGATGCCGGGACACGCTCATACCGCGCTGATCCCCGATCAGACGGTTTCACCTTCAGATGATAGGCAAGCGGTTTTTTCCATTTGTTCCGCTCGATCCCCATGAACACATCGCCACCGTTCGGCATAGATTTGAACAGACGATGATCAAGGCAATCTGCCGGGATCAATTGCAGGGCATAACCGAATTTATTGGGAAACCCCCGTACCTCTCGCAATAAAACTTCGCCATCGCGTGACACATTCATTACCGACATGCACAGAACGTCGAACCAGCTATATTTGCCGCAAACGGTGCAAATCCCGCGCTTTCCCCAGTCCGTCCACCCCTGTTCAATTATCTGATTGGCGAACTCGTCAAGGTTTCCGTTGTCGTCACGCGACCGGTTTTGAAGTTTAACGCCGGTTGGTCCAACAACATTGCGGCGAACCATCCGCAAGAACTGCTTGAAATAGTCATTGTTCATCGCCAGACGGCGAGAATTTGAACGTAATTTAACAAGGTCGCGCTTCAGATAGTCATCCATTGGACCGATATCGCCGGTCCAGTCGGAAAACAGCCGGTCGGTCTGCGCACCTGCGAAACTGCGGCTATGTGACGATCTGCCCATACTGGGGGTTCTGCGCACAGGTTGCGGGGCATCGTCGCCAAACATGCGAGCGATCCCGTTACCGATGCGCTTAAACGGATTTGCCATTCTAACCTCCAAAGCGCATCACGACTTTGCGACCGCCTGTCTTTCCGCGTGCGATCTGGTCCGCATGTGTTTCGTTCACCACCTCTTGCCGATAGCGATTACGCAACAACAACAGATCGCCAATAGCCGTGCGTTTAAGGCTTCTGCCGTCGATCTGGTATTCTTCCTGATCTTTGGTCGCCCGACGCTCAATTACAGCTTCGATTGCGGCCAATACGCGTCGTGCATGGCTCCGGGTATCAAGGGTATCGGCAGATGCAAAATCGGCCAGAACCTCGATATTCCCGGTGCCAACACGATACCTGTCGCCATTCTTTGAAACTGATGCTTCAAACCGGTAGGTGCCTGCGGCTTTCGCTGTGGTATCCGCCGCTGCCAGATATACCTTGAAGTCATCGCCATGGGTGATTGCGTCGATTTCGATTTTGTCGGTCGCGTTAATCAGAACGTATTTCAAGGTCCAGCCCTCGCTGGCCGGGTAGGCGGCAAGGTCGTTGCGCTGCCACTCCCAGGTATCACCGGAAACCAGTTTTTCGGGCTCTGCCATGTTAACTCCATCCATTAACAAAGCCGCCGCCCTTGCGTTTGGGGCGGCGGATTGCTTTCGGTTTTAACTTTTCAGTTGTTGTTTGATCTGTCCGGGCGGGATCGTCCGGCATTGCCGCAGGTCCGCCATTCATACCGGCCAGAAGGTCGCCCTGTTCGGAAACCGGGGCGCGGCACCGAACGGCCTCCCATTTGGCCCAGTCGTTGTCGGTCATGATGCCAACACCTTTATGAATTGCCAGCGCGGCGTTATAGATCGAACAGTCGTGGTAATGGTTCGGGCCGTTCGCGACCCATTCCTTGACCGTGCGGCCTTTGACTTCGCGGCTCTTGATATGCTCCGCCGTCAATTGCTTGAAGAACCGTTCATCGTGCAGGGCTTCGGTATAGTGCATGAAGCCGGGCGGGTCGGCTTCGGCCCCGTCGCGCGTGCCCTCCTTGCGCAGGTTGGCATACATTTCGGCTTTCAAACCCCATGTGCCAATATGCCAAAGTTCGACACCACGCCGCAGGCGTTTGCCGCGAATGTTGATATCGACCTTTGTCGGCGTCGATGAAATCGCCGCTTTGTGCCAGCCCGGTTCGCCCTTCAATGCCATCGCCTTCGGGCGCGACCGGCACCATTGATAGACTGTGTTCGAGTTAAAGCCCGAATCAACCCCGAACGCATCAACCTGCCATGTGTTGCCATAGGCATCGGGGTAACGTCGGTCATAGACCTGATCAAGTTTAGCCCATACCGGGTTGGTGGGATCGGCGGTTTCACCTTCAAGAAACCCGATGTCGATTGACCACGACTGTTTGTCGCGGCCCCAGGTCTTGACCTCGTAATAAATACCGTCTGCCTGAATATCGGAGGTGCCAATCAAGATGATGCCTCCGGGCGGGATGGTTCGCGGGCCATAGGTTTCGCGCCGGACATAAAGGCGATCCCATTCAGGCGCATCGCCACGCTCTTCCCACGCTTCGCCAAGCCATAGATTGACGAATGCC